GTACTGATCTACCAAAATTATCAAAACCAATAAGACTATCAAAAAATTTATCAGTAAGTTGTTGAGGAATTTCTGAATTTGCATCATCCTTTGATATTAAAACATGTTCAGTGTGTTTTTGTAGCTGTTCATTGTCAGTTGTATTTTCAATTTTAAAAATAATTCTATCTTGCTCTAATTGAGAACGATCAAGATTTAACAATACTGCTCTGTTACTAACCACAGCACCATAATTGTTTGCAAACGAATCGGGATTTTGTATTGCATTAGCAACTTGTTGAGCAGATACACTGTTGTTGCTGTCAACAGTTTTTCTATTGGTTACCCAATAAAAATATTTGTTTGTAAATGTTGATTTGTTTGCATCAAAAACTCTTTTGGTTAAAAAGTTTGTTTTTGCAGTTCCTGTTATATTTTGACTTTCTCCTTCATTAGTTCCTGACAGAGCATTGTATTGAGTTGGTGTAAGATCACTTTCAATCCAAACATTAACTTCAACCGAACTGCTTGGATGCAGTTTGCCCCAATTTGTCAATTTTTCATCTAGTGATCCTTGTTCATACCAAATGTATTTGAATTTTGAAACGTCTAACCAAATTTCTCCATTATGATCGTCATCCCATGATGAATAATTTGCTGGATCATAAGGTGTCTGATAAGAAATGGCTTTTTGTACTTCGCCAAATAATCTTCCTTTGGCAGGATCGATTAAAGCTAGTTGAGTGAGTGTTTTTCCAGTGTCTTTGTTGTATAAGAAACTGTTGGTTATGTTTGCTGAACGAACTAGATCAGGTTGGGTATAAGCAGTTTTCCATCCTAAATCAGATGTTGGTTTTTCAAACACAAACAGTCTGCCACTATTTGACAGTGTAGTATCAAGTTTTGGTGCACCAATATAAGCAGAAAGTTGAGACAATGCTAACGCACCGCCATAATTTGCACCAGTCTGTAAATTTACACTTGTAGGCAAATTTTGCACATACTTAAATTGTGTGTCTAATTTATTGTATACATGAACTTGTCCACTATCTAATTGCAGATCTATAAATCTTGTTGTTGATCTATCAAACGTAGTCCCAGACAAAGCAGTTGACCCATCATCAGTCACAGTGTCAAATGTTGTAGATAATTCAGCGTCACCCTTGTTGCTTTGGATTAAAAGAGTGTTATCTTTGACATACAAATTATTACCAAATTGTTGATTGCTTTGTATTTTTGGTGCTGTGATGATTTCTTCAAATGCAAATTGTTTGATTACAATCACAGCACTTGAAGTAGGAGCGGTGCCGAATGTAATTGTGTTGCTAGAACCATCTAGTGTGTAAAATGGTGCTGTGCTACTGTCATCATTTTGTACAAGATTGTCGTTGTTTACAAAAACACCCAAATGTATTGAATGATCAATATTGAAACCAACAGTAAATGTAGTTGTACTGCCATCTCCAACATGTTCAGATGTGTTTTGAATGTAATGGAATACTCCTCCTTGATCACCTAATACATCTGTATATTTTGGTGCACCTACTAGTAAGTCAGTGCCATCTTCACTGATAGCTACTCCATTTCCAAACTGCACATCATCTATAAGATTTGGTTCAATTTTTTCATGCTCAAAAAATGTGTCATTTTTTAATCTATAAACATAAACTGTGCCTGCATTTGCAGTTGTGCTGTCATTATCATACAAAGGTGCAGAGATTGCCAAAGTATTTCCATCTTCTGCAAAAGCAATTTTATCGCCAAATCTTGAATCAACTTGACTGTTTGATGAAGGAATCAGCGTTTGGTGAAGATCATATCTAGCAGACGAACCATCTTTGGCATATTTGTAGATGAACACTGCACCTCTATCATTGGTTACAGAATCATCTGGTGATCCTGGAGCTCCAACAGCAAGGTATGTGCCATCACCAGATACAGCAATTGCTTTACCAAATTCTCCTCCTGCGTCAACATTGGGTGCAATTATCGATTGATTGATGCCAAAACTTAATCTTGCGTCTCTGTTGATCCAATGCACTGCACCTTGTGATGCATAATCCGATCCTAGTATTGCTGTGATGCTCAACACCGATGACGAATCACCTATGTCCAATGTTTCTACTTCGAAATCTTGATTGCCGGTATTTTTTACCCATATGATATCATTGTCCCAATCTATGTCTAAAATTGTACCAGTGGCACCACTGTTTGCTCCTGTGATGGTTGTACCACGGGAATAAGTTCTTGCTGTTGCACTGAGTGTCAATTTGACAATGTCAAATGTTCCAGGCGAACTTGCAAAAAGTCTTGCTCCATCTGTAGTGATGGCTAAACTTTCACCAAATCTATCATCATTTGCTGTGTTGCCTATATCAAGTTCAATATCATTGCGAAGTGTAAAATCATCTGTCACGTTACCACGCAAATAAACAAATACTTTGTTAGATCCAGGAGCACCTACTCCTAGATACAGATTGTTGTCAGACACAGCAATTGCTGTGGCAGTTTCACCATCTTGAGAAAGTTCGTCACTAAATGTTTGCTCGCCTATGGTATAATCTGTATCAACAGATTTTTGATATACTTTCCATAATCCATTGTTAGGATATTGCTCATTGTAATTGTTATCAACATACACATAGTTTCCGATTTGAAATCCTTTTGTTGGAGTAATGGACTCTATGTTGTCAATAGAATTTATTCTGATGCTTGTAAGTTTAGAAATCACCCCAACAGTGTTTGTGCTATCAAAATTACCTGTAAAATCTACACTGAAAGTATTCAGATCATCAGTGCTATCTGTAAGTTTGACTTTATATATGCCATTGATTGATGCGTCAGTGCTTGTTATAACCACGTAGTCATCTTCTGATAAACCATGCGGTCTGTTCGATGAAATCTGCAGTGTGTTATCAAATTGTTTGTACACTGTTGCATTTGCATTAATACTGTTTACTCTTTTGACATCCCAATCACCACTGGCTGTGTTTGCAATCCATACAGTAGAGCCTTCTTTGAGATCACTTACATCTAAATCAAGAAGTTCACTTTCATGGAACACAGTTTTTGTAACTTGCTCTGGTAAGGCATATCCTGCTATGGGATAAGAAAATATAGATTGTGTGGTGTTTTGATGCTGATCATAATCATAAGTTATAAATGGTGATCCACTGAATGCATAAGGTTTTATCAATAACTCATCATTTACAGCATTTACATTTATAATTGTTTCTGTATCTGCTTGACTTCCATCTGTAATATTGTAAATCAATTTATTTTTTATGTGAATAGATTCGTCAACTTTGAAAGCGAATTCTTGCTGAGTTCTGTGGCCGCCAAATTCTCCAACTCTGAATGCATAATCTTCAAAAAGATTGTAAGAAACTGTTTGTCCGGTTTGCGGTTGAGATTTAAATTTTTGGATTGGAGACACTGTGCCTTTTTCCTTGAGCATACCTTGATAGAATTTGAATTGTGTAAGTTCTTCTAAACCAAGATCATTAAAATAATCTCTTTGTTGATAACCAATTAAATGTTGAGCATATCTTTGTTGTTCCGCATCGAAATTGTCTGAGTCTAAAGAATAAAAATCTCTGAATGCTTCGGCTTTGGCATCCCAGTTAGGTAGCATCTGTTGTTGAGGAGATTCTGTTTTAGCAGACCAATTTTTGCTATCAAAATTTTCATCACTTGTATGGTTTTGTATTGCTGTATAATATTTGCCTTGATGTGAAACATTTTCACCTATTCTATAGTCGCTAAAAGGTTGCCATTCAGTTATTTTTGCTTGATCGATTACATATCCTGGTGCATATAGATCGCCATTCCAATTTGCTGTTTTAAATCCAACTAATTTTACACGGTCTTGTCTATTTCCTAGAGCCTCATCAAAAATAACATCTTTAAATTGAGATGAGTTGTCTAGTAATATTAAGTGTTCTTTTTGGACTGCTTTGATGTCTGCATTGTAAATGCCGTCTTCTGCAGGATTTGTAATAATTTCAAAAATCCCATCCTGTCTTTTTGTGCTTAAATTGTAGGGATTAATCGGCAGTCCATCTTGCTGAAGCACTGAATAGTATTGATCAGAGTCTGTAAGATCATCACCTATTGTATTTTCTTTTTTATATTTCAGAGACTGAGCCGCAGGCGAAAGTGTAATTACTGCATTTGTATTCCAATTTTGAGTTGACCAAAACAAAAATTCCTTGACACTAAGTTCCCAGTTTGCAGGAAGATTAAGTTCCGAAACAAAATTATCAAATATAAATCCTTGTTGTTCAAGATATTTGCTGTAACCAAACAAAAAATCAGCCACTTCTTGTTCGTTTTTTAACTCAGTTCCGTATGGCACAATTGTTGCTGTAGTTTCATAGTTTTTATATTGTTTGACCGACACACCGCCTTTCAAAGGAAGAGCAGAACCAATTTCATTCCAATTAGATTCATTAAAGGTTTGATTAGAACTGATGCTCTGCAGTGCTCTGTAAAACTTTCCAGCATTTTTTACAATTGAACCATTTGCGTAAAAACCTCCTGGCTGCCATTGGCTAAAAGATTCAGTGGTGGCTCCAACTCTTACAAGCACATGATCATTGTACTGTTTAGGTTTATAGTAAGAAAAAGTTCTTGCATAATTTGAATATCCAGACACTTTGTACCCATTGTCTGTCTTTTGAACAATCACACCACTGTAATTTACAGTTGCCACTGGAGCACTTTTGTAAAGCAGTATATCAAAGTTTTCCTGTGGTAAAAATACTCCTTGTGCTGTGGTCTGTGGTGATACACTACCTACAGAAACTTGAAGATTATCTTTGTTTGTAAATCCACCTAGTTTGTAGGACAATTGAACACTAATGTTATCAAATCTATTTGCAACATATGTTGATGCATTATATCCCAAATGTTTGATGTAATCAAATACAGTGTTGATATAACCAGATGTAAACACTGTTGCTGATGGTAAGAAATAGTTGTTAACAGGTTGTCTATATTTGCTATTATAGACATACTGATTTACAACATTTTTATTAATTCTTGATGTATCAAAATACATGCCGGCGTATTGACCTGGTTTCGATAAAAATTTTGCAACCTGTTCAGCAAATCTATATGAAGAAGATTTTTTCCAAGCTGATTCTGGTGGACCAGAATCGCCATACGTCCAGTTGTTTTGTTGATCGCGATCTAATATTGTTGACTGCCCTAATATCCCTGCATCAGATGGCGATGCGATCTTGCCGTCATTTGTTACAGGAATCACACTGTAAAAGTCATTCGTTCTTCTGTATTGCGTATAATAGCCTTGCCTTTCTCCTTGTGCAATGAATCCGTCCGCAATGTCATTCCACAACAGTAGATTGCCTCTAGTATAAGGAGCAGGTCCATATCTTGTTTCCCACCAATCAGGTTTAATGCTGAATCCTAACATTTCCCAAGGTGTAGTGTGTGGAGTATCTGTGTCAAACCATTGTGTGTAGATACCTCTCCAATGGCCAGGAAGTGATGTGTTGTCTATAGAATTTTTATATTGTGCAAAATTCCATGTAAAATCGTTGGATGCATCATATGTGTCATTGGTTGTGTAATCTATGGCATTTGTTCCAGTCCAACTGAAAAAATCTCTAGCAAATACATCAAGGATTTCTTTGTTAGTGTACTCGTTATCTCTGAAGAAGCCATAGTTTATGTTTAGAACATCCGGATTGTACTTTGTTTTTATATTGTTGTAAATTCTTTTTTCAAATTCAAGTAAAAGATTATCTCTGTAATCACCGTATGCAAGTGTAATAGATCCGTCATGACCTTTGATGACATCTAAACCCAAACCATCATCAGTTTGATAAGTGTCATCTTTGAATTTAATTGGCTGATACACTGGTGCCAATCCTAATTTTGCAGGTGTATCTGGAACAAAACTGCTATCGGTAGAATCATACTCCACAACTTTTATCACATCATTTACAGATAAATCTGTTTTGATTTCAACTCCATGTTGATTAGAAGAGTCAGATACATCAGTAAACTCATAATCTAATCCGTGTACTAGTTGAACATTGTTAAGGTATACATATACAGATCTTTTTGACAATTCATTAAGATTGTGTCTTTGACTTATTGGATAGTTTACAACTTCTGAATCAACCACTGTATAGGAGGTCACTATCCTATCATTGCCAAACCCAACCATGTCTGTGTTTGCAAACGGCATTGAATCAGTCTTATTTTCGTTTATTAATTCTAACACCCGATTTAAGTTTTCATCATCATTACCATCTAGCGAAATTTCCTTGCTTCTTTCAACTAAGCTCTGTTTAATTTTTTCATATTCTCTAGCTGCAAAACGCATAGATTTTGCAAGACTCATCACATCATCTTTCAGTAATATATGTGCTAACACATCAGATCCAGAGTGTTGCATGATGAGAGAACCGTATGTAAACAATTGATGTATATCTCGAGAATTGTTTATGCCAACTGGTGTACCATCAAAAGAAGAATTTTCATGTGTGGCTAATCTATAGTGTTTGACAATATCGCCTAGGGTAAATTTTTCAAAATTTTCATTTTTACTATTTCTTTGAAGTGACAACGGTGTTTCGAAAAATCCTTTACCAGATGGGGTTCCAGTTTTAGAATGACACTTAATTGTGATTACGTTGCCTGGCTTTATCACATTATCAGTCTTGACGTAAAATCTACCATTGATTGTTTCTGTACTGTAAGTTGTAATAAAGTCTCCGTTCAAGAACACTTGGAATGTAAGATCAGTCAATGTACTTGCATTAAGATAATGATTTATTTCAAAATAGTGTTCATTGTGGTTGGATTCATACGTTTGGACAATGCGTTGACTATTTTTAATTTTTGTTTTTTGCCAATTGTTTATACTGACATGATTGGTTGATCCTTTTTGATATTTGTGAATATGATATTGTCTAATAGGTTCTTCAACAATTACTCCTTCATTAACATACTGAAAACTAGACGAATTGAAAGTATCATTTATTCTTAAATCATTAATAAGTCCCAATCTTTCATAAATTACATTTGTGCCATATACTGTGTCTGGTGTGCCTTGACTGGCATCTGTTGCAATTTCAAATAGAGTTGTTCCAGTAAAATTACTAGACACATATGTGTCTAAGTTGCTCAAAGAAACGTGATTGTTATCAAACACATCAAATAATGGTTTTTGATTGATTTTTGTTTTTAATTGAGACGCTTTCCATACATCATTTTCTACGTGGTATGTGACTCCTCTGTTGTTTCCTCTTCTTGCTGTCACACTCAACATTTCTTGGGCAGTAAAAGATTCACTCAGGACTAATTGTAAAACAGTGGTTGAATCAACTGCGTTGGAAACTTCTGCAAAGTCAACTTCAAAAATCCGTTTCTGTTGGTTAGGATCAGCAGTAAAAATCACAAGGTCGCCTTTCCTTAAAGCAGTTCCATCAGAAAAATAACCTTCTTCTCCCTGTACCTTAGAAAGTGCATCAGTAGTTTCTGTGTCAATTACATCGATCAATCTTCCGTTGTTTCCGTGATTGTACAGTTCAAGATTAGCAACAAACTCAATAATTGGCCTTTTTGCTCTAATATTTTCGCTTAGTGGTATGGTTGTGTTTAATTTGCTTTCTGTCTGTCTAACAGCATCGATGTGTACCCATCTATTTGCTCTGGTCCATGCATTTAAATCTTGCGATTCTCTATTGATTGTCCAATAATCTGGTGCTGTACTTTGACTCGTGCTGTTATCAAAGCCAACTGTGTCCCAACCAACTGTGCCATTTTCATCAAATATTTCTCCAGATTCTATGCCATAAGATTCTACAACTTCGTGTTGAGAAATATCAGTGAATGAAATTCTGTTTCCTACACCGTTAACAAAATACTTTACATTAGTGTAATTAGATACTGCTCCTGATGTAATTTGCACATTGACTGTGTTAGTCAACTCGAAGCCTGTTGCATCGATAAAATTTTTACATCCTTCTATTGCTTCAGCAGGATCAAAATCTTCTAATTCTAAATCTTTAATAATGATTCTACCTTTCATAGATATGTGGTTGCCACATTGGTAGAACAGTACGTTATCTACTGTAGTGCTACTATCAGATGCAGGAACTTTTAACTTTACTGTTCCTTCAGATGCACCATTATTTTCAACATAAGTTGAATCAAACTGATCAGCATCTCCTGTACCATATTGTGTTTTGATATAAAATGGATGACCCGGAGCATCAATTTCAAAATTATATGTACATCCTTTGTACACAATTATATCTGGATTGTTTTGATCAACTTTGTTAGAAAACTTGTAAGCACCCAACCCGTTGTTAGTTACGGAAATTGTCGATTGTGTTCCAGGACCAAGCACAAGAGTAATTGGAGATAAATTGTTTGCAATCCAATAATATTGTCTGTAATTGACAAATTTGTCATGGTCGATTGGCGGAGAATATGCATAAGATTCTTGTTGCCATAATCTGTCATGTTTATCAGAAGAACCTCCTTGGGCAGCGATTTCATTGACAGCATCAATGTATTGCGATGCAAAATCTACTGTGTTGCCGTCAGATTTATAAACCACTGTTGGTTCTAATTGATAATTTTGCCTTTGTGTGGTGCTTTCTTGCACATATATGTCTGATGTTCTGTAAGAAGGACGAAATCTTTGTCCTATATACGCACTTAATTTTTCTAATACACTTGGTTCGATAAGTTGATCAATTGTTGAATTTATAAACCTTTTGTTTTTTTCTGTTTGAAAAATTTGTGGTAAAAGTTGAGAACTTGATCTAGTTGATTTACTCATTAGTAGTAGCCTCCACTAGACGATGCTGTCGATGAACTAGAAGTCGAAGCAGTGCTAGTGGTTGCCACTGTACCTGAAGTCGCTGTAGATGTAACTTCTGCACTGGTAACCACTGTCCCAGTTGCTTTTAATTTTTCTGCACTAAGTGAATTGATAATTTCAACATTGTCAACAGTTGCTGATGAAATAAAAATTTCATTGTCGTCAGCAAATACTTGAAATAATGAACCGAAGCCTGATGTAGATTGTGCAGGAACTATGACCACACTAAGTAGGTCTGGAGCAAGTTGATTGTGAACATAAGCTGCCAATTCTGTAAAATAAAAAGTATCACCAAAATCCCAAAAATCAATTCTAAAATATTCATCAATGGCTGCAATCACACTTGATTTAATTTGATTATCACTTGCGGATGACAAAGGATTTTTTACAACTTTAAACTGTGCTTGTAGGTTTGCATCTGCTCCTGGACCAAATAACAAAGTGTATTGACCGGGATTGAATATTACTTCATCACTCACAGACTTGATTCCATCAAGTGAAGCAAGATATTGGCTTTCAAGATCAAAAATTGTTGGTGCACTAGGTTTAGAGGTTGCTTGATTGTTTCTTAGCCAGGTGCGTAATGATTCATCATATGATTTGGTCATCACATACACATCAACAATGTTAGACACAGCAGGATCTATTCTTCTGTTTCTGTTTGCTCCATGGTTGTAGTTGTAAAGTAAATCTTGTCTTCCTAGTTTTGCAGAATACACTGTAGGTGTTGAAGTTGTGTCAGTTGTACTGTCATATTCTGCAAAGGTGTTTGTGGAATAGAAATAAAACAGTTGACCATCTGGGTACAATGAAAAATCAGTTATATCAGATTCTAGTGCTGTGACAAAAAAGTTTGTTTGATCAACAACATTTTGCTGTTCAAAACCATTCACCGTCACTGTTTCAAAAAACACATATTTGTTTGTTACATCATCTTGTGGTGCAACTATAGTTGTGAATAGATCTGGATTGTCAATCACACCGTCATCATCTGAATCAAAAAATCCAACTTTTATTTTTCTTGTGTCGTTATATCCATCTGATCCAGTAACATTACCTACAATCTGCCAATCATAATTGTATGTGATGCTGGTGGTAAAATCAGGACCTGTGTTACTTTTTAGAATTCTAATTTTGTCTTTAATAGTAACACCTGTTTGCGGATCTACTATTTTTGCTTGTGGATCAAAATAAAATTTGTTGCGTGTGGCAGATTCGAATGTGTATTCGGTTGATCTATAAGTCACTGTATAACTTACACCATTAGTTTCAAATTTTATTAACCACGAATTATCTAAATTACTACCGCTGGTATCTCCTTGTTGGTTTAGATCAAAACTGCCGCTTCCTAAATTATCTTGTGAAATAATTGACCACGTTTGAGTGTTTACATTGTATGTCAATCCAAAATCATTATATTCAACCACATTAGAAATAATTGCATTAGAAAGTGTTGTTGTGATGTCATCAACAAAATTTGGTATAATTTCGTCTAACACAGCTGATGCAGGTACAAGATCATTCAACACAATTGGGCCTGTACCGTCTGCTAGATTTCCAAGACCACCATTTGAGCCATCACCCTCAACTGATACCACTTTGGACCATATTACATCAGATGATCCAGGATGTCCGCCTGCACCTGTCATTTGTGTACCAGATTGTGGCATGAAATGAGAACCAGATGTAGGTACAAACTTACACAAGGCACCCTGAGTAACATATTGTAGATTTGTTGTCACAGATGTTCCTACACTCAATGGTCCAGAATCTTTAAAATAACCTGTGACTTGATTTGTGGTTTGAGTAGACTTGTTCCAAGTAACTCCTGTGGGAGGAGTTATCCTTCCGTAATTTTTATAGTAATATTGCTTTAATGCCGGCGATGTGAATACATCAGCAAGAGTGCTGTTGATGACTCTTTCAACATCATCCCTTGTGGTAAATTGAAAATCAAAAGTTTGTGTTCCTTCGTCTTGATACAAGTATCCATCATCAGACACTACATTCACTGGCGAATAGACTCCTGTTGGATCAACTACATCTAAAAATCTTGATATTCCAGATGCCGATCTTACCTGTGATTTGATTTTTGCAATTGATTGGTTTTGAGTCAAAGGTAGTATTTGATAGTCCTCTGCAGAAATCATTCTGTTGTTTGTGTAATAAGATTGTGGTGCTTGAGTTTTGATTTCTTGTATCGACTGTGATCGTGATGCATTTGTTACAGTGCTTTGTAAACTTGCAGAAATTGTTAGTGTGTTTACTTGTCCATTTTTGCTGACATAGTCTAACGAAATATCTATGTTTTGCATATCAGCAGGATTTACATTATATGTTAAACCATTGCTCTGTCTAAAATAACATCTAAAGTTGCCTTGTGGCAAAGTGCCGTAGACACCATCAGAAAACACAAGATCAACTTGATCATTTGTTTTGGTTACCACAGCAAATTGGTTTACTATGTTATTTGCTAATTCATTGTAAATTATATTGTTGCCTACAATTGCAGGTACCTTTTGCCAGCGTTGATCAATGATGCCATTTTGATCTAGTTTGTACAAAAATACATCATCATTGTTGATGTTGTTTTCAGTGATAGAAACCACAGTGTTAGGTGCTGTGTTGGTGATAGTAAAATCTTGCGAATTTAATGCACCTTGTCTAAAATGTAAAAAATAGCCTGTGTTGTTGGAGCCAAATCCTCTGCTGTCATTTCGATACAACATGGTCATAGAGTTTCCAGGTATAGGCGATTCTTCATACACATATGTTTGATTTGCAAATGAACATGGCACTACTTCAAAGTCCATGTTCACACCGTTGATATTTTTTGAAAATGGTACAATTGGTACATCAAGGTTAGCACCATTTATTCTATACAATTGTGAAGGAATGCCAGCAATGGTGGCGCTCAATTCAGGTTTGTTTACAAACTGGTTTCTTGGCAGTGCCGCATTAAGCACAGCATTGAATTGATCTTGCCAATTGTCATTGGTCAAGTCGTTCCATAGTATTGGAGTGTTTGCAATGTTTTGACCATTAGAATCTAAAACATTCTGCGTGGTTGAGACAGATAAAATTTTTAAAAAGCCAGAGCTTGCTGTGTTTCGCTTGGGTTGATATGAAATCAGTCTTGCTAATCTCAGTACAGATTCTTTTCTTTCTGCAAGATCAATAAAGTTTTCTCTGGCATTGAGATCAACTCTGTATGATATCGACTGTGCCACATATGCAATCATATCAATGAGTGCAACATATTCTGATGATTCAATAAAGTCGTTGAAGGATTCTGGATAATTTAGTTGCAGATAATCAATGAGAGTACGTCTAATGGTGTCAAAATCGTATGACTTAAAATCTGCTTGTTTGAAAGTTCTATACAATTTTTGCCACACTGTGTTGGCCAAAAGAGTGTTCTGTCTAGTGTTGGATGCCATATTGAATATTTATTGTAAACAAAATATGACTACTTAATAATTTGCTGTTGATGAATTGAAAAATTGTCCAGGACCTTGTAAAAGTCCTTGTTCTGAATCAAAAAGTAAATTGATGGTTTCGCCAATTGCATAACCAATGTACAACACTGTCATTTTGACAGACAAACCTTGCTCTGCTTCTTGTACTTCAATTTGATCCAAAGTCACACGAGGATCATAATTGATCACTTCTTCAACATCACGAATCACAGCATTTTTTGTGTCATCATCTAGTGGATCAAACAAATACAACCAGATGTTGGTGCCAAAATCTGGATTTTCTAGTTTTTCACCTTTGCGAATGTTGAAATGATTCAAAAGATCTTGTTTGACTAGCTCGACATCATACAATTTTGGGTCAAGAAATTCTCTGCCTTGTGTTGAAAACCCTTTGAACACCTGTGAAGATTGTGATGTTCGCTTGGTGCGTTTTTGATCTTTGTATGTAACAACTGCCATTTTTTATATTTAACCTACAAAAACATTGGCCGAACCTGTAGCTGCATCACCACAAGTTGCAAGATCGCCTGCATTACACACTGCCTTGTTGTCGACAAAGACATTGTTGGATCCTGCTATCATAGTAGGTGCATCATGAGGAGGCAATCCGTGATTGGCAACAGAATCACCATCAACAATGATTTCTTCACCATTGGCGTACACAGTGGTTTGACTTGGAATAAGATCTCCAACAGCTGTGTCGTTATCTCTGCAAACTCCTGGCATTATGATTGCTCCCTATCTGTCAGTGTTGCTGTAACTTCATCACGTTTTTTGTCTTCATGATCTGCCCACGGTTCTTGTGTGGGTATGCGTTTTAGAATAGATGTTTTTGAAGAAGTAGAATGAGTTGATAAACTAGACACAACAGATGCAGACACCTTACCATCTGTGTTAAAATGTATTTCTTCACCTGTATTGACATTAAAATCTGTCCCTGCATATGTCTTTATACTGCCGTCTGCTTTGATCAAACCATCTGTGCCAACTACCAATTCATAATTGCCTGCGGCATCTACATGCACACGCCCTGTGGTTTGACCAGTTGTAGTGTTTTCACCAGTTGCTTTTAAATTAACATTCCTTCCTGCTTCAATATTGATGTCACGTTCTGCTCTAAAATTCATGTCGTTTTCTGTGTGAACAGAAATAGAATCTTTTGCATAGATATCAATTTTACCGTCTTGCGTGAATTCTAACCAAGCAGTGCCTGAATTATTAATAATGTATACAACGTCTTTGGAATTGTGCAGTAGGACCTGTGCACCTGAACGAGTTCGCAAACGAATCAATTCATTTTCAATAGTTGTCTTGTCTTGGTTGCCTTCTCTAAACCTTGGAGTTCCATCATCCATTACAAACGAATGTCCGCCTAGGCGTGAATGCGCCACTCGAGTAAAATCAAATTCATCAGATGAGTTATTATAAATTTTGCCATGTCTGTTGATTGATTCTCGTTTGTTAATTTTTTGTCCTTCAAAATCAATTGGACCTGGTGTTGATATTCCAAACACTTGTGAAGGTGTTTCACGTCTTGCTGATGATGTTGTTGTACCGCGTACATCATCAGACACCAATCCTTGATTTACAAGCGTTTCTGTTTGTGGCACATGAATAGGTCGAGTTGTAAATGCTACATCTTCTCTGGCTTTGGTGTTGATTCTAGCCACATTGTTTGATTCTGCACGCCGTTGTGCTTCAGCCACAGGTGCTTTGCTCAAACCAAGTTCATCAAAATATCTTGAGTTTTGATCACTGTTGCCTACAAATCTGTCAGAGGATGCTACTCCCGGAGTCATGTGATTCATGTAATCATCAAACACACAACCAATCCAATATGCTTGATTGGTGTTGCCATTTGCAAATACAACAAGCACCTTGGTGTTGATGTCTGGTGGCACCATCCAGAACCCGTATGATTTTTGAGTGTTGGCAAATTCTCTTGGATCTTGAGATGTGTCACCTAAAGGTGTTTGCCCAGCAAATGGTGAACAGTATTGACATGGCACAGTTTGAGCAGACTGCTGTTTGTTGGTTTCATCATACTCGCCATGCAGTTCTGGAATATGAACAAACAATCTTCCCATCCTATTAACATCTGTTGGGTTTTTGACATATCCAACATACGGTCCAGGAAACTGTTTGATGGCTTGTTCTATGTCTGTGATTCTTTTGGTTCTATTTTCTGCCATTAGTTGTCACCCAATCTATCTTGTAGTCTTGTGTCAGCAGATCTGTTGTCAATGAATTGCTGTTTTACCCTAGCAAGAGCTTCTTCTTCAGAAAGAGGATTCAAAATATAATTTCTACTTGTCAGCACATCAAAGGCCAACTTTTGTGTTTTGTTCAGTGACTTGATAGCATTGCTTGTGGTGTTGTCTTCTAAAGCATCTAGATTAGAAAGTATTTCATCTATGTTGACTTTGCTACCTCCTTGCACATCTTGACTGTCTACCACAAAAGTTTTTGTTTTGCTGTTGTCAAAAATTTCTTTATCTGTAGGTTGATGTCGCATTCTCACCATTTGTAAAACATTTGTAAACATTCCGCCTGCAAATCTTGATTCACAGATATACACTTTGTATATTCCAGAAAAAAATGCCGCTTGATCAATGTTGAAAAGACCGGTTTCATCATTTAAATCTGTAGGTGTTTTGAATTGTATTTTAACATAAACTTCATATTCGTCAGTTGTTACTGCTCCAAATCTATCTATGTTAGGAGATCCTTCAAGATATGAATTCTGATATGACTCATTCAGCACACTTTTTTGTTCTATCCAACAGGGATCACCAATAATTTCCATTTGAGTAACCAATAAGTCTGCAGATGGGTCTTGTATGATTTGTTCAAATATTGTTGCGACCTCGCCATTTTCTGTGTTTAAATCAGCAATGAATCCGTCTTTGCGTTGACGTATTGCTTCAGTGGTCACTTGTGATGTGCCAGACCCCTGTTGACCTGTGGTGTCTTCGTTTGATGTTTCTTCTGGGTTTTCGCCAGAGTATGCATCGTTTTCTGTGTTGGTTCCAGTGCGTTTAAAATATGGAATTGCCTGATAATAACCAAATTTGTAAGTTACATCAAAATCAAGTATGTCTTTGTTTTGTCCTGTGTACAAATAATTGTATGTTCTCACAGGAATAACATTACTGACCAAATCTTCTGCTTCTTTGTTTACATAACTAGCACTTACCTTTTGCGGTCTCAACACCCAAATAAATTTATAGACTGGTCTGTTGCCTCCACCTCCGCCAGTTTCTTGTAGTATTTCTAATCTAGTGTTTGTTCTTAATGTCATTAAAAAATCATCTTTTGGATCACCGTTCGCATCAAACTGTAGTCTATAAAAATTGCTCTCTCGCACCACTGCTTCAATGAATGCTTGAATTGATGTGTTTGCAGGCACTGTGATCTCTCGCCGTCCCTGATATCCTGGTGGTCCTTCGAATTGGTTCGAAATGTTAATAATATTAGCCGAACGGGAATTTGCATCATAAGGAATTTTTGATTCAACTATTTCTTTTGCAGATTCAGATATACTCAATTCATATTCATCAGGATTTTGTATCCTATTTTCACTCTTTAGAGTTTTTAATGTTGCATTGTATTTTTGCATGAAATCTGTCACCACTTGTCCTACAGTGTCGCCTGTGACAGTAATTTGTTCCTGTGTAACACTGTGCAATTCTGTGACACCAAGATATGTGGCTGGCACACACTGTAAACTGTATGTGGTCACTCCGGCGGCAACATTCATTTGCACTGAGTAGATGTGTATGGGGATTATTCTGGTAGCATAATCAATCGGTGCTCCAGATGGTTCACCGTCATCATTGACTCCTTTGAATTCAACTTTTAACTTGTAGACAGCTTTGAGATGATTTTCAAATCCCAGTGTGTTGGCTGAGGTTATCAAAGCATCAATAAACGAAGTGCCGTATGGTTCTGTCACATCAAATAATATTTGAAACACTGTGCCAGACTTTCCTTCTGATGTAGGAGACACTGTGTTTCGGATTACAAGATTGTCGATGTAGTAGTCTTTTCCTAGCACACCTTCACCTTGTGGGCCTTTGCCTCCACTTCGAGCAATCAATATTTCCCGTCCTTGCCCTCCAGAATTAAAATTGTCTTTGCTGATAGCACTGAGCGATATCAAGTAATTGACTGGTTCAAAGTCATGTAGAGGATTTGATCTAGGAGGAGTGACAGAAGCACCTACATTTGTAGTGGACGATGATTCGTTTGCAAGGCCTGTACCATATGAAGCAAAATTAGTTTGGGGTGCACCTACTTCATCGATGAGGCTATTGCGTTTTGCAATTTCATCCATGTCATCCAAAACCAAACGTATATCTGCAGGTTTTGTGCGATCGCTTTGCAACTTGAGAAAAGAATTATCAGCAATTGTATTTTGTTTGTTTGACTTAGATCCTAGTTCATCTGACTTAAAATTAGTAAGTCTATTAATGGTCATCTTTTAGATTCCTAAATATTTTTCAAGTGTTGTTTTTTTAGGGATTTTAATCTGTGTGCCTGCAACAAAATCCCATATCGGGTCAGTGATTGTGTCCATGTTACGGTGCATGAATACCCACCATAATTTTGCAGAACCATAAAGATCATGTGCAAGTAGATCTGGACGTCTTTCATAAAATGAATCTATTTCATACAAAATGTCATCTGCTTCAAAGGCAAACAATCTTTTGCTGAGGATCCCTAGAGTTTCTGTGCCTTGTCCAGTAGAATAATAAGGAGAAGTTTTTGCGTATTGTGCCATTAAATGAATCCTTTGTCAGTTAGTTTACCAGAAGCAAAATCTTTTAAATTAAACTGATTCGAAATTTTATTTCTCGAGTACACTGGCACCACTGTGATTGATATCAGTGAATCTGTTGGCACATAGTTTGTTGAGCCAGAACTTTCTACTGCTCTGGTCACATTAGAACCTTGCAGAAAACCAGCATCTGCTGTCAATCCAGGATCAACGGTTCCATTGAGGGCCTCTGCAATAGCATCTGGTCGACCTCCAGTAGGAACATCAACACCAATGTAATCAACTTGTTCTCTCAATTCAACTGTAAAGTTTGTGATAACCACAGGAACATCTTTGTACACATAATCTCCGTATCCGTTTAATCTACACACTGGTGGCGGATTGCCTTGATTTTTCCCTCCACCATAATACATTTTTGTAACAGTTCTTAAAAAGTGCAATGATGCTATCCAATTGAGTCCATCATTTTTGTTTTGCACAGGAAACGATCCTGCAATAGTCATTTGATCAACCTGCGAATTTTGGTATGCATAATAAGGATAATTGTTGTGTATGACAGACCGAGCATCATAAGCCGCAGAATGCGACATGTTGATAAATGGTGTCACAGGAAATCTTAGGCCTTTTACTTTTTTGAACGAATCTGGAAAAACAGGAGCATCTGCCATCAAATCATTAAACACAGCATCTGACACAGTAACCTTAACTGCCCAATCGCCTGTTGACGATGGTGCTCCAACATTTGATTGCAGACTGGATTGCGTTTTAGAATTAAAAATGCCACCCACTGGCAGACCTGCTTGTGCAAGTCTATTGGCTATAGAACCGGCTGCTCCGGTTAAAAAATTAGATCCTTTGTTTAAAAAGTTCGAAAAAGATGCCATTGTAAATATTTATTGCATAAATTAACTGTATAGTTTATAATTCAATACATGGCTGTCAATTATCTTAACAACAAGGACATGTTGGCTGAAATACACAAGTCAAAGTCCACATACTGTTCTTTTCTCACAGACGAAGACAAAGAATATGATCTTATACTACCATCAGTGGACAAAATCAACATTCGCACTGTTGCACAAGCAAAAAGAGAGCGAGCCAAAAGACTGAGCAAACGTTCTGGAGAAACAATCAAACCACAAAACTTCGATAAACATGATGTTGTTTTTAGAATCATGACATTTGATCACATACCAAATTCTGCAAGAAAGGCAAAACCAAAAACTATTGCTGATTCTAAAATGAAAGTTAACTTTCCTCCTTTTCAACACTGGAGATATAACGATCAAGACGAATTGATGTGTGTTGCAAAATCGCATTGGAAAGACGGACTGCAAAATGGTCGATTTTCAGTAGATCATGGCAAGATGACTAACAAACTAGCAAAAATGTTTCTATTGTTGACACAAAGATATGGCACCAGAGGCAACTGGCGTGGTTACACCTACAATGACGAAATGCAGGGACAAGCACTCATGCAGTTGAGTCAGATCGGTCTACAGTTTGATGAATCTAAATCAGACAATCCATTTGCTTATTACACAGCGGCAATAACAAATTCATTTACACGCATTCTAAATGTTGAGAAAAAAAATCAAGCTCTACGTGATGATATTTTACAAGAAAACGGAATGATGCCTTCACACACTAGACAAATGGAATGGGAAATTAAACAAAAAGCAGAGCGAGAAATTGATGCTAAAAGCAAGAAGTTTTAATATAGTTTGCAAAAGCTCTATGCGAGCCTGATCCAAAATGGCCACCTGTGTCTGAAATATCCCTTGCATGATTTTCAAAAGAATGCAAAAATAATCTATCAAAAGTTTTACCACGACTCTGCAACATAATAGAATTTTCTGCAGACACTAAGAAATGATAACATTCCACACGTCTCCATGAACACCACTGTTCCACAAAAAATACTTGTTGTAGAAAATGTGCAATATCCATGTCAGGATTATTGTTGACAATATGTTTGGTGTATTCAGGATTATGACTGCCTGTGATTCTTACAATGTTATCTAAATCTTGATAGTTTCTTCTTAGAAAATAAGGCCAAATCATAATGACTTTTTTCGGTGCTGGCGTTTCACCAAAAGAGTAAAGTATTCTGACACATTCTTCACAAGATGCGCCAGGTTGACCTAAATTATAAATTTTATAATCAACGGTTTGTTCCAATACTTCACTTACTGTTTTGCCATCAGCTACATCAATACCAAATACATTTGATTCTCCTAACACAAGACAATAATTAGACCAATCAGTAAATTCATGTGTGCGGAAACCATGATCATTGCATTTGTAATTTTCGTACGATGGAAATCTGATCAATGTATTAGAATAAAATCCGTATTGCATTATCATAATAATTATCTTATAATAAAACTCAATGCAAACTTTCAAACGTGCGGCAGTGTTTGCTGACATTCACTTTGGCAACAAAGGCAATTCACGACAGTTCAACGAAGACTGTGATCGTTATGTGGATTGGTTCATTCAACACGCTCAATCACAAGGCTGCGAAACATGTATATTCTTAGGTGATTGGCATCATCAAAGAGCCACCATCAACATCACCACACTGCAACACTCATTAAAAAACTTAGAAAAAATTGCATCTGCATTTGAACAAAACCATTTCATTGTTGGCAATCATGACTTGTATTACAAAGATTCACGTTCTGTAAACTCCATTGAATTTGCCAAACACATCAAAAATTTAAACCTAATTCTGGAGCCATACTACACAGAGGATTGTGCGTTTATCCCGTGGTTGGTATCAGAGGAATGGAAGCAACTCAAGGACATG